GAAGAGCACCGCGAAATCTACGAAACAGAGAAATCTGAGCGTAGTTTCGAAGAAGAAACAAAACTGTCCGGCTTCAGCGCTGCACCAGTCAAGAACGAGGGCTCAGCCATCGCTTACGACAATGCACAAGAAGCATTTACAGCTCGTTACAACCACGAAACCATCGCTTTAGGTTTCTCAATCACTGAAGAAGCGATTGAAGATAACTTGTATGACAGCCTTTCTGGTCGTTATACAAAAGCATTGGCTCGTGCAATGGCATACACCAAGCAAGTTAAAGCTGCTGCTATATTGAATAACGGTTTCACCAACTCCAGCCAGTACTACGGCGGCGATGGCGTTCCACTCTTCTCTACAGCTCATCCTTTGGTTTCTGGTGGCGTTAACAGCAACACATTTGCAACTGGCGCTGACTTGAATGAAACTTCGTTGGAAAACGCAGTTATTCAAATCGCTGCTTGGACTGACGAGCGTGGTCTGTTGATTGCTGCAATGCCACGTAAATTGGTTATCCCACCAGCATTGCAATTCGTTGCAACACGCTTGTTGGAAACTAACTTGCGCGTAGGTACAACTGACAACGACATCAACGCATTGAAAAACAACGGTTCAATCCCAGAAGGTTACGCAATTAACCACTATTTGACCGACACAAATGCTTGGTTCTTGACAACTGACGTACCTAACGGCATGAAGCACTTTGAACGTATGCCTTTGGCTAATTCGATGGACGGCGACTTTGATACTGGTAACGTACGTTACAAGTCTCGTGAGCGTTATTCTTTCGGTTGGTCTGATCCATTAGGAATGTTCGGTTCTTCCGGCGCTTAATCAAATCTCGTGAGGATTTGGAACCCCGCTCAAAAGGCGGGGTTTTTTCTTGTGGTGGTGAATACGATGGCAGTTAGCGCATAGGACTATACACTTTTTAATTTCTTTATACGCTTTGGCAAACTGTCCGTTAGAGATGTAATCATGGACATTACCTTCTTTTGTAGTTGGGTCTTCATGGTGAAAATCCATTGCCGCTATATGGCTAAACCCACAATGTGAGCATTTAAGTGTGGCTTTAAATAGATACCACTTTGCTTTTTGTAGTGCTTTGCTATCTTTAGTTTGCTTCTTTATTTGTTCACGGTTCTCTTCATAGTGCTTGCGACTATATTCTTTGTGTTTCGCTTTTTTTAGTTCAGCGTCCTTATACGGCATCGTCTAACTTATAGGTTTTAATTGGTCCGCTGCTGTTTGCATCGACATTACATGCCCACTTTACCGCTTCTTCTGCCGTTAAGTCCATACGCAAACAAACCTCCGCTGCCATGCTTCCTGAACCAATAGCCATAAAGGTTCGTACTCTTTCCCATTCTAGGTCATCACCACAAGAAAAAAGCCCATCTTTAGTTAACTTTAAAAATGAGCTGTCGGACTTTAACTTAGGTTTAGTTTTGTTCTTCTTACTTAGATAGTCTAGAACTTTTTCGCAGTCGCTCCAGTTTCCGGCAACGCCAAGCCAACCACCATCTATAGGAACAACTTTGTCTTCAAAATATTTAATGCCCGTATCAGAATCAGTGAACTGACTGTCTGAAACTAACACTTTTCTTCTCCAGTCACCGACGATTGTTGTCATTTTGTAGCCATCATATAAAGACCTACGTTTCCAAAAGCGTACCCAGCATAACAAATAGCCATACCGATGTTTCCCTTGTAGCCTTGCTCTGCGGCTATGTAAGCGTAGATTAAGCCAGTAACAATAATAAGCCAAGAGCTCATAATTCCCCCTTTTTTACATTCTAACCAAAAAAGTATTGCGCATTGTTAAAAATGTAGTAAGATTGTGCAAACTGGGTGAATTACCTGTCAAACTGCCCCAGCAGACGCATACACGATTGACGGGTTGATCTTTGTATGAAGGACAATTTATTATGGCACTATCAACTACCTCGTCAATTTGGCGTTCAACAGGTGGCGATACAACTCGCACCGCATCCGCAGGCTCTATGGAAATGGTTTTGCCTTTCTATATCGCTAATGCAGCAGCAACAAGCAACGTAGTAGCGTCTTCAGCAGCAACAAATTCAACTCTTGTTTTGCCTGCTAACGCTGTTGTAGTACAAATTTCTATTACCGCTGTTGGTACAGGTAACATTGACTTAGGGTTTACCCCACTAATTGGCACAGGTTCTGGTCAAGTTACTACTCTTGGCACAAACGTGCCACAAGCCTATTTAGCTAATGCTTCTACAGCTACCCGCGTAAGCGTGACTGTTGGGGCTTCTGGTGGTGGCAATTCTTTAGGCAACGTTTCTAACGCAACTAACTTAGTTGTTGTTACTTCTAAAGCCAACGGCGTAGCTTCTGGTTCCGTTACTGGTGCTATTCGTTACTACGTAGCTGATCCTTTATACGGCGAAGAAAACGTCTAATTAATCAGGGGGTTACGGCCCCCGTTTAACCTTTTGGAGATTAATTATGACAATGCAATATGACGTAAAACAGGCGCATTTAAACCAAAGTGGTATTTTGGTACCGTTTGGTACCCGCATTAAAGGGCTTTCACTTACTGGAAGCGCTACTGCTGGAACGCTTAGTTTGTTTGATACTGTAACCGCACCCGTAACTACAGCTACTTATGCTCGTGCAGGAACTTTGGTAACTGTTACACAAGCGGCTCACGGTTTAACTAATGGACAAGTTATTGGTATTGACTTTGCTGTCGGTACTGGTGGAGCTGGTACTAATGGAAACTATGCAGTTACGGTTCTTACTTCAGGGTCTTTTACTGTAACTGATATTAACTCTGGAAGCATCACTGCTGGTGCAACAATGGTTTATTCCACAGGAAAATGGCTAGCGACATATGATGTAGCCGCAGGAGACTCATATAACAATGCTCCATTTATTCCAGGCGAAGGTGTAAGAGCCATTACTGGTGTTTATGCTTATATGACTAATTTGGCTGCAGCAAATATTTACTATGGCTAAGAAAAAAGGTCCTTCTCTTGCGATTGGTCGTGGTGAAAAGTTGCCTGTATCTAAGGGCGCTGGGCTTACCGCCAAAGGTCGTGCTAAATATAATGCGGCTACTGGCTCGAATCTAAAGGCTCCACAGCCCGAAGGTGGAGCAAGACAGCGGTCGTTTTGTGCACGTATGTCTGGTATGCCCGGACCGATGAAAGACGAGAAAGGCAGACCTACTAGGAAAGCCGCTAGTCTTAAAAGATGGAACTGCAAATGAGCGTGAGTGAAGCCTTGGATACAGCACGAGAACTAGCAACCCATGCAAGCGACATTAAGCATTTGCAAGCAGATATGGATAAACTGGTTACTGACATGGAAGAAGTTAAAAAATCTTTGTCTGAAATTAACAAAACCCTTTCTGAAGCTAAAGGCGGATGGAAAGCGTTGTTGTGGGCTGGTGGTGCTGTTAGTGCGTTAACTGGAATTGTTGGCTTTGTAATGGGCCATTGGGGTAAATAAATTTAAAGGAATAAATATGAAACACGATGATATTAAACAAGACATGCCGATGATGAAGAAAGTTGCTAAGCAAGAAGTAGCTTCTCATGAAAAACGTATGCACAAAATGTCTAAAGGCGGCGTAACCCGTGCTGATGGATGCATTACTAAAGGTCACACTAAAGGTAAAATGATTAGTATGTGTGGCGGCGGAAAGATGTAATGAGAGCTTCTCGGGGTATGGGTGCAGTAATGCCCAGCAAAATGCCGGGTAAAAAAATTATTCATCGTAAGGATAACCCTAACGATGTGGAGCTTTATGCCGAAGGCGGTGAAATTTGGGATAAAGCCCGTCCAAAAGACTTGGGCAAACCAAAAAAAATGTCTGCAACAAACAAAGCTAGCGCTAAAGCAATGGCAAAAGCAGCAGGCAGGCCCTATCCAAACCTAGTTGATAACATGAGAGCAGCAAGGAAAAAGTAATGGCTACTAAAAATTGGATTAAAGACGCTATTAAGAAACCCGGCGCATTGCGTGAACAGTTAGGTGTACCTGCTGGCAAAAAGATTCCGTCCAGCAAACTAGCTGCAGCTGCAAAGAAACCCGGCAAGGTGGGTAAGCGGGCTAGGCTGGCGGAAACCTTAAAAGGATTTAAAAAATGAACTTTTCTATTAATTGGATACTTGGTTTATTTAGAAAGCCAGAAATAGAAGTTACTTTTAATAAAGCAGAGATTAAACCTGCTGAGGCATGGCCTTTTCCTGTTCCAAAAACACCGGCAAAGAAACGTACGATAAAACGTACGCCAGCCAAAAAAGTTGTTGCTAAAAAAGCTACAAAAGTAGCTAAAAAGAAAACCGGGACAAAGAAATGACCGTAGTCGCTACCGCAACGTTTAACTTAGACCTCTCCGAGATTGTCGAAGAAGCTTTTGAGCGCTGTGGCTCTGAGCTTCGTTCTGGTTATGACTTGCGTACAGCACGCCGTTCTTTAAATTTATTGTTTGCTGACTGGGCTAACCGTGGCATTAACATGTGGACTATCGAGCAGGGTGAGATTCCCCTTGTTCAAGGCGTAAATACGTATGATTTGCCTGTAGACACTATTGACCTCTTAGAGCATGTTGTTCGTACAAACTCGGGGCAACAGAATAGCCAAGCTGACCTTACAATTTCACGCATTTCAGTCTCTACATACGCCACTATCCCAAATAAACTAGATCAAGCTAGGCCAATCCAAGTGTGGATAAACCGTCAGTCTGGAGCAACATACGCTGGTACAAGCTCTACAACCCCTCCTGCAGGCGGTGATGCACCTAAGATAGTAGTATGGCCTACCCCTGACCAAGGAAGCGTTGGAAGCCCGTATTACACGTTTGTGTACTGGCGTTTGCGTAGAATCCATGATGCAGGTAATGGCGTTAATACCGAAGACATCCCGTTTCGCTTTTTACCTTGTTTAATTGCAGGGTTGTCGTATTACATGGCTTTAAAGATTCCGGGTGCTGATGCTCGTTTAGGCATACTTAAACAGCAGTATGACGAGGCATGGCAGTTAGCTGCTGACGAAGATCGCGAGAAAGCCCCGATTCGTTTTGTTCCACGTCGGATGTTTATCACCTAGGAGACGCTGTGTCCAATCAGTTTGCTTCTGGTAAGTTTGCAATATCGCAGTGTGATCGCTGCAATTTTCGTTTTAAGCTTAAAGAGCTACGTATTGAAATTATTAAAACCAAGCCTTATCAGCTTAAGGTTTGTAGGGCTTGCTGGGACCCAGATCAGCCGCAGTTGCAGTTAGGTATGTACCCTGTTGAAGATCCGCAAGCGTTGCGTGCTCCAAGACCGGATAATACATACTACCAAGGCGGTTATACTGGTTTGCAGTTAAATCAGAATGCAGGATCTACTGTGCAAGGTAATGGTGATCCTACAGGTGGTAGTCGAGTATTTCAGTGGGGCTGGGCTCCAGTCGGGGGTGCAAGTAGTTTTGATACCCTTTTAACACCGAATTATTTGATTGCAGTGGGACAAACGGGTACAGTAACGGTAACAACAACTTAAGGAGTTAATCATGGGATTTAGATCAGCAGCAGACGGCATTACAAAACAAGGCAAAACTAAGGGTAAAAACCTTGGGGATTCTGGTCCAAGTATCGGCATTCAGGCTGGTGCTAAAGGCAAAGGCAAACTAAGCGGTGGTAAGACTAACGAAAACATGAAGTCTATGGGTCGTAACCTAGCTAAAGTAGCCGCACAAAGAGGACGTTAATCATGTCTATTAATAAGACCCCTAAAACAACTCCAGCTGGAAAGTTTCCTTTAGGTCACGCTACAGAAAACAAACCTGCTAGTGCTTATACTGGTTTTAAATACCCAGAAGGCGGTAGTAAGAATGATACAGGTATTTACAAGCAGCCTATGCCAAACCCTAATAGTAGCGATATTCAGTACGCTACTAATCCAAATACAATGAGCGCAGCAGAGTCTACTCCAGGCATGCCAGCACGCACTGTAGGAATTGGTAACAAGACTCGTGGTGCAAAAACTGATGGCATTACTATGCGTGGCTATGGCGCTGCCACTAAAGGTATTAAATCTCGTGGGCCAATGGCTTAGTAGGGTAAACCCGAATGAATTACGTACAGCTATACCAATCGATACAAGACTATGCTGAGTCAAGTGAACAACTGTTCATAGACAATATTTCCACGTTTGTCCGTCAGGCAGAACAACGGATATACAACACAGTTCAGATCCCAGTATTACGGAAAAACGTAACAGGAAACCTTAGTTCCGGTAATCAATACTTATCTGCACCTAGTGACTATTTGTCAACGTACTCTTTGGCGGTTATTGATGGGGATAGCAACTACGTTTACCTACTTAACAAAGATGTTAACTTCCTTCGTGAAGCTTACCCATCAGTTGTCTATTCTGGTACAGCGTATCAAGGCACTCCACAATCAATCCCTAAATATTACGCATTATTTGGGTCGCAGTACGGTAACACCAACGAGTTGTCTTTTATGGTGGCCCCCACACCCGACGCTAGTTATACGGTTGAGTTGCATTATTTTTACTACCCAGTTTCTATTGTGCAAAGCGCCATTAGTGCTGGTACTATTACTTCCGGTTCTGGTTATGCAAATGGTCTTTACAGCAATGTGCCGCTAACTGGTGGATCTGGTTTTGGGGCTACAGCTAATTTCACCGTATCTGGCAACGCAGTAACTAGCGTTACGCTTAATAGTAAAGGCAACTTCTATAATCCTGGAGATGTTTTAAGCGCTTCAACCGCATATCTTGGGGGCGTGGGTTCTGGATTTCAGTACACTGTTACTATAGTAGATAACACGCTTGGCACATCTTGGCTTGGTGATAATTACGATCCGTGTTTGCTTTACGGCGCATTGCGCGAAGCCGTGTTGTTTCAAAAAGGTGAGCAGGATATGGTTTCTTATTACGAAAAAATGTTCCAAGAAGCGATGTCACAGCTTAACCGCCTTGGTACTGGACTTGAGCGCGGTGATGCTTACAGAGACGGACAAGCAAAAATTAAGGTTAACCCATAATGCCAATTCAACAAGGCCAGTGCACGGTTTTTAAAAAGAACTGTTTAAGCGGTTTAGAAAACTTTGCTGTTGGCACGTCCTATACATATAAAATTGCTTTATACACGGCGTTTTCAGATATTGGCCCAAATACGCTTATTTATACAACAACTAATGAAGTTGTTGGCACCGGGTATACCCCAGGTGGTAAGACTTTAACCGTTATTCCACCCGCTAGTGATAATCAAGCGTTAACGGCATATATTTCATTTAGTAATGTAGCTTGGAACCCTGCTGGCTTTACTAGTAGGGGTGCTTTAATTTACAATAGCACCACCGGTGCGGCAGTTTGTGTGTTAGATTTTGGTTCAGATAAGACTGCAACTAGCACTTTTACTGTAACTTTCCCAACGGCGAACGCATCAACCGCCATTATTCGTTTTAGTTAAGGAGCAATTATGAGCATTGAACAATCAAACTTTGGTGACGCTGCAAGCGCATCAGTAACCCGTGGCGCACAACATGAAGAGACTTTTGGTATCCAAGGTTTCTATGATGTTAAATGCTACGATTCCGAAGGCAACCTCAAATGGGAAGATAAAGCTCCTAACTTAGTAATGGCTGTAGGTAAGCAAGCACTATTTGACTACTACTTCGGCGCTACTGGCACTGCTGGTGGTACAGCTTCTGGTGCTAACTATTTAGGTCTTTGCGGTGGAACAGCTACTTATACCGCTGCTGATACAATGGCTTCACATACTTGGTCTGAAGTGGGTCTAGCTAATGCCCCTACATATACAGGTAACCGCCAGTCTTTAACATGGTCAGCTGCAACTAGCTCTGGTACTACTCCATCTAACGTAACTACTAAAACTGTTTCTGCAGCTAATACTTTTGCAATGACAAGTTCTGGTACTGTTAACGGTTGCTTCATTAACTCTGGTGCTTCTGCCTCTGCTACTAAAGATACAACTACAGGTGTTTTGTATTCTGCTGGTAACTTTACTGGTGGTTCAAAGACTGTAGCAAACGGTGACTCTTTAGCGGTAACATACACCACTACAGCTACTAGTTAATTAGGAGCCTAACATGGCTCTTGTTCTAGCTGATAGAGTACAGCAAACTGGAACAGCCAATACAACCGTAAGTTTTACACTAAGCGGCTCTGTAACTGGCTTCCAGTCTTTTTCCGTTGTTGGGAATACAAATACCACGTATTACTCGGCTACAGATGCTTCTGGAAACTGGGAAGTCGGTATTGGCACATACGCAACGGGCGGTACATTAACTCGCACAACAATTCTATCTTCCTCAAATTCAGGAAGCGCTGTTACCTTCTCTGGAACAGTTTCAGTATTACTAACATATCCATCTGGAAAATCTGTAAATCTAAACGCTTCTGGAAACGTATCAGCTTTGGGTACTGTTTCTTCTGGTGTATGGCAAGGCACTGCAATAGGAACAGCTTACGGTGGCACAGGGGCTACGTCTGCACAAGGCGGTATGAATGCTTTAGCTGGTGCTGTTACTTCTGGTTCTTATCTTCGGGGTAATGGCACAAACGTAGTAATGAATACTATACAGGCTGCGGATGTTCCAACGCTAAATCAAAACACAACAGGCTCTTCTGGTTCTTGTACAGGTAACGCTGCAACAGCTACAACTGCTACAAATCAATCAGGCGGTACAGTATCAGCAACAACAGGTGCATTTAGTTCGACAGTAACATTTGCTGGCGGGTCACAAGTTGGCTCTACTGGAGATTTTCTTGCAAGGCGGTCAAGTGGGTCTACTGGCGCTCTTTATTTTGGCAACGGTACACCATATCTTTATTATGATGGTAGTAATTTTAATTTTAGTGGTGGAAATGTTTATGCTGGAACTTTTGTAGGGGCTTTATCTGGCAATGCTTCTACAGCCACAACTGCCACTCTTGCTAACGGTGTAAACCAATACCCAAATAGAACAGATTCTGCTTGGTATCAAGCAGTATGGAGCAACGCCGCTGGCGGCGATAAGAATATTTACTCAGCTAGTACTGTTGGTATTTATTCTGGAAATTATGGTTATGTTGGTTTCGGTTCTGGTGGCAGCACATGGTATATAGGTGGAGATGCTGGTTGGGGTTTAGGTTCTAATACTGGACTTATTCTTTCAAGTAGTTTCGCAGCGCCCATTATGTACGATTCCAACAACACTGGATATTATTGTGACCCTACTGGAAGGTCTAATTTAAGCCAAGCAACTTTTCCAAACGGATTTCAGTTTTCTGGAAGATTTTGTTTTAACGGTTCAGGTTCAAATTTAGATAATAGCACTGGAATGTGGTTTGAGGAAAACTACGGAATCTATGCAGTTGGGGCAAGTTCTCTTTGGAATCTTACAGTTAATACTAGTTTATTAGCAGGATTTACTGGCGGTGGTGGCTCCTACGGAAACGGTAACGGCTATTTTACGGGCGGTGTTACTGAATACTATTCAGATGAACGACTAAAGGATGTACAAGGCACCATTACAAACGCACTAGAAAAAGTGTTGTCATTAGATGGATTTATTTATGTTGAAAATGAAGTTGCTAGAAGTCTTGGTTATACAAATGAAAAAGAGCAAGTAGGTGTTTCTGCACAAAAAGTTCAAAAAGTTTTACCGCAGGCAGTTTCTCTTGCCCCTTGTGATATGCAAGGCGTTCCAGAAACAGGAGAGATTGTTTCTAAATCTGGTGAAAATTACTTAACGGTAGACTATTCTCGTCTTGTGCCGCTTCTTATAGAAGCTATTAAAGAACAACAAACACAGATTGATGAATTAAAAGCTCAAGTACTTAAAGGAAAATAAGATGGCACTTACATACACATGGATGGTAACTGGAGTAACAGCCGCTACCGTAACCGATTTATCAGACGTTGTAATTAACGTTAGGTGGACTTGTACTGGCACAAATGAGAACGGTACAGAAGGCGCTTTTCCAGGAGCAACTCCATTAAAAACAACGGATATTGACCCAGCTACATTTGTTCCATACGACCAACTAACAGAAGCATTAATACTTTCTTGGGTTCAACCCGTTGTTATGGGTGATGCTACTTATTGGAACCACATTAACGGACAAATTAATAAACAGATTGTTAATAAAGAAACTAGTGTAAATCCAAACATACCATTGCCTTGGGCAACTCCAGAACCAACACCAACCCCACCAGTTTAAAATGTTTGGATATTCATCCTTTGCCACTCCTACGTTTGCCGATTTGGGTAGCCAGCTATATATTGGTGATGCGCTAGAAAACTTTACTGCAGCGGATTCAAGTACTAAGTTAGCTACTTTTTTTGCCGTTATAGCAGAGCCTATTACTAATGCGGATTCAAGTTCTGTTTTGGCTAGTTTTGTTTCTTTGGTTTCTGAAAATGCTGGGTACGCAGATGCGCCTACAGTTATTAAGACGATGTATGTGGATATTACAGAACCACAGACTATTGTAGATGCAGCCACAGTAATAGCAAATTTTGTAGCCTCTAGGACAGAAGGAATAACAGCAGCAGATAGCGCTCAAGGTATATTTGCTTTCTTTGCCGCTATTACAGAAGCATTAACCGTAGCAAACGCCCAAACAGCAACCGTAAGTTTTGTAAGCGCCGCAACAGAAAACATTAACGTAGCCGATTCTTCACTAGGTAATACAACACAATATCCAACAATAACTGAAAACATCAACCTAGCAGATGCCCCATTAGGTTTTGCTTGGATTAAAATAGACAATTCCGAGAGTACCCAATGGGTGCTTATAGATAACAGGCAATAAGGAGGGCGTATGGCAAACTGTGCAGTGATTGATTCTAACAATGTAGTGGTAAATATTATTGTTGCCGAAGTTACCGACCCACCACCCGAAGGTTGCACTTTGGTGGAAATCCCTTTCTGCGACATCGGATACACTTGGGACGGTGTACGCTTTAATCCACCACAGGCTGACTAATGGCGGCTAGATATTGGGTAGGTGGCACAGCAAACTGGGATGGTACTGCTGGCTCTAAATGGGCTTTAACTTCAGGCGGTGCTGGTGGTCAAGCAGTCCCTACTTCTGCTGATACTGTTTTCTTTGATGCCAACTCTGGCGCAAATACTGTAACTATTGGTTCAGGTACGGCAATATGCTCAACCCTAACAATGACAGGG